GTCCCTCGACTTTGACTGGACGGATACCAGCAACTTTGACGTTGATAGTGTTGCCTTTTTCATCTTGTGCAGCGAGCAGTGAGCTAGGGATCGTGTTCAGGAACTCACGCGTTGCTTCTGGGTTTTTCTCGTAAGCGCTAACCACATCGAAGTCGATAAGGTTCTGCGTGCTGTCGCCCGCGTTGTTGAACTTATAGAACTGCTGAAGGTCGGTGCCTGTAATAAGGCTACCAACTTTCTTATCGCGATCTTTGTTCAGTACGCGTTGGTTCGCCGCAAGCGTCTGCTGCGTCAGAGCGCGCTGCTGCACCTCCTGCTCACCTTGGGCATAACCCTTAATCCCGCTAAGGACCATATCTGCCAAGCCAGCCATAATGATCTCCTAGAACGCCGTAGCCATAATCGCAAGCGAGCCTAGCTGCCCGATTGTATTACGAGTGTTGTTGCGCGAAGCCGTGCGAGCGTCGCGATATGCGTTATTAAGCACCGACTGGTTCTGCGCGGCCGAAGCAAGGCCTGCCGATGCTCCACTCTGCACGCCCTGTCCGATATCAATCAGCCGCGAAGCCAGCGTGGAATTAAGTGTGTCTTGGTCGATGCGAGCGTCGTTGACAGCCTGCGACGTACCTAGTGCGCCTACTCGCTTGGACCGGCGCTCCATCTCGCGCGCAGTGATAGGGTCTAGGGCCGCGCCGTAACGCGATACGTTGCGCCCTGCGATGCCGCGCGCCAGTGCCGAGGCTTTAGGTGCGTCTTCGCGAGCCTGATCGATGAGCGATGTATCCGTCCGTGCACGGTTGATCAGGTCGGACTCGAACGAGCCGAAATTATTGACGAAATCATCATACTGCGCGCGGCTGATACCGGCGAGCGTAGCGCTGGGATCGCTGACAGCAGGCAGGCTCACACCCGTCGGTGCGGGCGGGGTGATACGGCTCATCATGGTATCGAAGATACTAGGCATCAGGTGATCCTCCCGATACCGATCTTGGTGCGTGCGCGGAGCGAGCTGGGTTTAATGAAGCCGGTCGAATTGCCGTCTTCATCTACTTCAGCGTTTGCGTTCGGGGTGAAGAACTTACCGCCCGAACCGATGTTGGCCATGCCAGTTTGTAGCACGGCGCCGCCGAGGGTCGTTGCGAGGTTCCACTTGGCGTCGCGTTCCCTCTGCTTACGATCAGCGCGGTGCAGGGCATCAGACGTGTTGATCCGTGCAACCGCGCGCAGGCCGTCTTGGCCGGTAGCCGACTGCTGGTTTGCTGCGGCGAGGACGCCAGCGCCCATCTCGTTGCGCGCCTCCATACCCTGCGCCGTGGCTTTTTCGAGCTGGCTACCGAGCGCGCGGCCAGTTTCACCGGTCGTATCATCTACGGTCGTTGCGCTACGAAGTGTCGGCGTTTGTCCTTCTAGTGCCTGCATTGTGTCAGCGTTGGCGCGGCCGCGCGCGACCTTGATCAGGCCGGTAGCAGCGGCTTTGTCCCGCATCTCTGTAAGCAAGGGTTGGTATTTGGTCTTGAAGTCGTTATACCGTTGCAGAGAAATGGCCGCACTTGTGCGATCCGCCTCCGACGGTTGGTAGTCTGACTTCTTAGGACCTTTACCCACTACGTGACCTCGTATCGGTACTCAGTAAGACCCTTGGCCCACCCGCGAGCGAGCAAATGCTCACCTATACGGTCGTAGCTAGTCTTCGTGACAATATACCCGCACTCGCCCTGCACAGCAAGGCCTTTGAAATAATCCATGTATTTTGAGACGCAATCTCCGCCCGGCTCAAAAGCGTAGGCAAACCAGACGTGTAGTTCGCGCTTGCTGGTGAACTGGTCCGTGTTGATACAGAGGATGACGAACCCCTCATCAGCCAAAACCAGCACCGAATCGCCGGATTTGCAAGAATGATAGACGTCCTCCGGGATCAGGTCTTCCTCGGTCTCGAGGATAAGTTCCTGAAGAGCGGGGCGTACACGCGCCCAGTGATCACGAATATCGACAATCTCAGGCATTACCAACCTCGTTTGTAGCTTCGGTTCGGGCGGATCCCGCCATAGGAAGTCATAGGCGTGGCGCCTTCATCAGCACGACGAGCGCGCCGCTTGGCGTTGCCTACAGCTGCAGCGAACGTGGCGGCGTGCGAACCAGCCATTGCGGGGTTCGTCCAGTCTTTACCGGGCATCATGAGCAGGCGGGCAGCTGCGCCATCCACGATAGCCGCCTTATGGTCCTGCATCAGGATCTCGGGAGCGTACTCCGACCCCGGCTCAGGTTTGAGAGCTACCGTCAGGAACAAGGCACTAGCGACTGTGGTATGGGGCGTAGGGTAGAGTTTGAAGATGGAGCCGTCGATACGCATGATGCCTTCCGGCGAGCCATCGACGCTACGGTGGCGTGGGAACCGCTCCTCCACCATACGCGGAGACAGCACATCGAGCGACCGGCTGTTGAAATTAGCTACGATAATCTTATCGACTATCAACTCGTTAGGGGCTTCAAAGTCATATTCGGCGATCCCGGCCACGATAGTGACTGGATCCATCTCGTGCTGGATGATGCCGGACTGCTCGCAGAACGACAGCACCGACGCACGCACCGCGTTCTCGATGATCATTTCCGGGCATCCGGGGACCAGCGGGTAAAGGTCGGTGTAGAAGTCTTCTAGGCTGATAAGGTTCATGTACGATTTCCTTCAGTACCGAGACGCTTCGCGTTCGGAGAGCTGGTCTTGGCAACTTTGATGTCTTCACCGACAGCTGAGAGGAACAGCTGCAGGTACAGCTGGGCGCGCTCGTTGCCGCCGCCAAACTCGCTTTCCTTGAGGAAGGCGCGATAGAGAACATAGTTGGTCACGACCTCAGCAAAATAATCAGATACAGAAAGGTTCTGGCCCGCGACTGCTGCTGCGGGGGTAATAGAATAGACCGCGTCTACATACACAGTGTCTGCGGCAAGAACGCCGGGGAACACATAGAACGTGCGCGGATCGTGCTCGTTGAAGGTGTAGTTCTTCACTTCGGCTTTATGGCGCGCGCCCCCAACAGCAGCAGAGGAGTGCCATTGGGGGTACGCGGAATCAATCTCGGTACGGTCTACCAGCCGGATCGCCCGGCCGGGGGCTGTACCTGCAGAGTTCGTATTACGGACGACCTCGATGAGGCGCTGGGCTGCGGAGGGAAGGCCCTGCCGCGTGCCCGGCACCAGCGCGATTACGCCGTGTGTAGCTGTAGCTTCAGGCTTGCGGGCAACAATCTCGCGCTGGGCGTGAGAAATCCAGTCGATAAGCTCGGCATCAGTCCAGCGGATACCCGCTGCGTCCATGATGACGTTACGTACCGCCGATACAATACTGTTGACCGCGACAGCCATTAGCGCGCAAGCTCCTGACTAACTACATCCCATGCAGCCTCTCGGACTTCAGATACGACAGTGACACCGCCAAGCTCAGCCGTGAGGGCTCGGGCTTTAGGGACACCGTTCGGGCCGAAATCGCGGGGGTTAGCGCGCAAGGCAATCCGGCGTAGGGCCTCTTGAATTGCGAACTCATCAATAACGCCGGGGGTGGGAACGCTACCGCTGACACCTTCCGGGTACCGATCTTCTTCGCCAAGAACTTCAGCGTTATCAAGGCTGGGGGTCGCAAATTCGGTTTCTTCTACCTGCTCGACAGCCGCAACGGGCTCCGGGGCTGGCGCGGGTGCATAGTCTCCGTTAGCCGGGACCGCTCCTTGCGCGAGTGCTTCAGCGAAGAACTCAGGACTTACAACGCGTGTTTCTCCCTGCTTCATCGAGATGCCGGATCCAAAAGTAGTACTGATGGTGAGGTTTCTAGGGGCATAAATGCTGGGCATTGTTCACTCCATGTGAATGTGGGCCGGTTGTTACACCGGCCCACACCTTAGCAGATCGTAGTAGAGTGTCGAGAGCGAAACGACACTGCTACGCGCTTACGATCCGACGATCAGGGCGACCATCGTAATGGTCAGACCCGCAGCAGCAGCTGTAGCGACAGCCGCCGAGACAGTGATGTCGATAGTATCTGCAGCCGTGTACACGTGGTTGAACGAAGCCGCGCCTGCAGCCGTAGCTGCAACGCCAGCACCGAACTCGATGATGCCGCCTGCACGCGGAACGGTCGACCCATCCACATACCGGTCAGGATCATCGCCATCGCCTACATCAATTGTGATGGTCGGCGCGCCGTTGGTATCAAGGTCGGGCGAAAACACCCACCCGCCAACAACTTGCTCCCCGGCTTGCACCGGCACCATCTTGATCACGTCGGTGTTCGCGAGGGCAGCGGTGGTCGTGAAGGATACCTTACGGACCTGCACGTACCCACCGTGGCCTTCAAAGAACTGACCTTGGTTTACTACATCAGAAGTGTATTCAGCCATTTTCTGCTCTCCTTACGGGTTGACCAGACCTTGGGAGCTATCAACAACGATAACACCAAAGTCTTGCACGCTGCCGGAGATATCGGAGTGGAAGCGAGGCTTCCGCATACCGAAGATCTTGCCGATAGAAATGCCCGGGCGGTTGCCATAATCAAACTCGTCTTCGACCATTTCGGCTTCGCCGATGTCAGCAAGAGCGAGAGCCTGTGCGCCACAGAAGAGTGCGCGAGCACCTTCGATGTCTGCGTTCGCGCCCCACTTGTAACCAGCGGCACCGGCATTACCCGAGGTACCCGTGGTCGCACGGGAGGTGTTGAACACGTGGCGGAACTCGTGGATAATGACACCGTCCACCATGACGCTGGACGTGCCAGCGAAGAGCGGGTTGGAGTCGCCACGAAGGCCAGCATTACGAACGTTCGCAAGGAAGTCGGTATCAAGCTTGAGG